TGCAGTAAATACAGTAGTGGCAACCCAAAGTCCAGTATTAATTGACGTGGACGTTAATCTTGACCTTATATTTCCATAGCAATAATACATTGTGAATCACTTCTCACACATTCGCATTATTTCTCTCATTCTTTTAACGCCCATAAGTTCAGTATCATAAAGCAATTTAACAGCTTTTTTTACTGAACCCTTTTCAGAGGCGGACATAATTTTGAATCTAGCCCTTGCTCTTTTACTTACAGCCATTTAATCACCCTAAGCATCTGTGCGGAATACAACTCTTGTGTTTAATGCAATTTGAGCCATACAGCGTTGGAAAAGCCCCGTATCAACTGCGGGGTCATTTGGTGTTACTGAACCAATAGGTGTTCCAGATCCATTTAGAAAGTAAATTGGTGAAACAAAATTAGTTGCGTTGTTTCCGCCCATAGCGAAAGCATGGGTGACAGTTCGACCTTGCAGAGTCTCGCCTATACTTTGCCCCGTAAGGACAGAAACTAATTCATGTTCGCCTGCTCCTGCAGGACTAACTTCAAAACAATGATATTCTCCAGATGAGCAAGCAACAGACAAACCAACTTGACGGTCTGAGACTGCGTTAGCCATAGCCACGACAGAGTCTCCAGATACTAATTGTTTTGGATATGGTAAAGTTCCAGGCAATCCCATTCCAGATGAAAGACCGGAAACAGGCAAAGCAACTTTAATTTTTCCCGCTGAACGAATATATGCGTATGTCATATCGTTTTCAGCAGAAATGCCACCAGCTACTACAACCGCATTCTGTAATGATTGGGTTGCAAATGTGCCTGCGGCTTGAGCCGAGCCAACAAAATTTGCATCAGTAAGAATTTCATCTTCTGTTGCTTCTGTGGTTGCTGTGTTTGCTAATGGAACAACTGCCCCATTTCTCATTGTTAATTGTGCATAACTATCAACTGACGCCATACTTAACACCTCACAACTTTATCCCGCTACCGAGTAAAGGTCGCATCAGATTTTGATTTATATTATTGATAGGTCTGCGTAAAAGACGCTTACCGACATTAAAAGTTAATGCCGTAGTGGCCGCCCCAATTGCCATTGGAATGATATTCTTTTGAAGATTCATAGCCATTGTTGACGTAGCTAATCCAGGCGCTTGAACAATGTCAGAAAGTGAAATTGCATCTGCTCCAACTGTTTCATAATCTCCAGATGATGCTATGAAGTTTTGACCTAAGTCACCTTTGCCCGAAATAAATCCGGCAATTCCTGTTCCAGCTACCCCACGTGATAAGATTTCAGCGTAGGTTAGTGATTCAAGGGCATTTAATAGTTTGAAGGATTTCCTTCGTCTTACTCTAGTCGTTTTTCTGCGAGCCATTAGACCTTCAACATCTGGATAGGTTTATTATTCTTGTTTTTCAAAAAGCCCTTTTTCATCCCTTTTTAATTCAATTCTTTTTGGATTCTGTTGATTTGTAGCCATATTTTGAATTAATCCTGCAATAGCGGCCTGAACTGGATTAATTGGTTCACCGCCAGCAGATAAACCCGTTGATTGTATAGCTAATGCGAGTTTTTCGTCAATAGATTTCTCCAGATCTTCAACTTCTTCTCTCAAAAATGCCTGCAATTGAGATAAACCCCAAAGAATGACAAAAATCTCAATTATTGTGCAAATCGCCAATACAAGTTCCGCAACCATGCCCGAAACGCCCACTACACAGCCCTTAAACATTTATTTTGTATCTATATAATAATAATAATAGATTATTCATAATAATAATAATAATAATAGGGTATATGTAATAATTAATGATTTTATTACAACGGTGTGTAATAATTACACTTATATGCCCTATAGAAGTCGGAATTTTATGGAGAGGCCACCCCTACGCATTTTTTTATGCGACAATTATGACGCCAAAGCCTTTGAATGCACTTGTGAGAATAATGTTGAACATTTCATTTGTTATCCTTGCTTATTTGGGGTAGGTGAAGAAATTTGAAATCAATGCTTGACCTTTTTTCCGGTCTCGGTGGAGCATCAGAATCTTTTGTTTTAGCTGGATGGGATGTCACAAGGATAGAATCTAATTCAAGATTTTTTAATATTCCACATACTGAAATTAATGATGTTCGATTTCTAGATTTTGATGATCTGGATTATTTTGATTTGATTTGGTGTTCGCCGCCATGTTTAGAATTCTCAATGGCTTACAATGCGCCAAAATCTGTTGCTAGAAGAAAAGGTTTAGAATTTCAACCTAATATGGAATTAGTCCTGCAGTCCAAAAAAATCATAGATTATCTTCAACCCGAATATTGGGTTATTGAGAACGTAATGGGAGCGCAAGAGTTTTTTAATCCTATATTAGGAAAACCTACACAAATAATAAATTCGTTCTGCTTATGGGGAAATTTTCCTAAAATTCTAATGCCTGCAAATTATCACCATACCAAAGAAGATGTAGGGCCTGGAAACCCGTTAAGAGCTAATATTCGGGCTAAGATTCCGTATGAAGTTTCGGAGCAATTAAGACGGTCAATAGAAGAACAAAGAACATTGAGGGATTATTTATGAAAATGACATATTATTCAGATGAAATATACAGAGGACTAGAAACATTTTGTGATATGTGCAACGGTCAATGGCCGAAGTGGTATTATCGAACATCTAAGTCAGATAAATACGCCAGTTATTGCATTTGTCAACCATGTAAAGAAGAAATAGATTATGAGGTGAAATCATGAATTTAAGATGCTCAAAATGTAAGACCGAATTTTTGGTTAATACTTTTGAAGATGTAAGAATTATTCAAGCCATGTCATGCTCTGAAGGAGCTGGTCACAAATTAAGCGAGGTCGTATAATGTCGAGAATTATTAGGACTGTTTCTTTAGATAAGAAAACCGATGAATTAGCAAGTCAAAAACCAAATTTTTCCGCATGGGTTAGAAATCAATTATTAGAAGATTCTCAGAACGTTTCACTAATTCATGTGACAAAAGCAATTTTTGAGAAAAATGGTTTATGTAATCCTTCAGGAATGCCTCGATGCATTATTTGTTTCCCATATGGAAAACCCCCAATAGAATTAATTCGTAAATATAATAATGAAAAAGGGATTCATGGAATAGGAATTGATGAAGCAAGAGAAAACCTTCTCAAAGACACTAAGAAACACTATGATGGCGTTGTAGTGGATATGAAGCCAATCATCGAAGAAAAATCGCCTTTAGCCCCACCTATGAGCGAACAAAAAGAACGTAAGTATCTTAGACGAGCCTTAAGGTATATCTGGTCTTTTATTTAGCGGCCACCGAGCAAGGCATCAATATCATCTGGAATTCCATTATTATTGAAATCGTTTCCTGCAGTTCCCATTGAAGTCTGCGCGGCATTATTGTTTCCATCCCAATTTCCAAAAGGATTAGTCCAATCACTACCGCCAATTCCAGATCCTGTTCCTTGACCCGTTCCTTGACCGCTTGATTGGTCGCTAGCGGGCGGTGGCCAATTTGCAGGCGGTAATACAGGCCCGATGAAATTCGGGTTAGTTATTGGTGGAATTGGTGTAACATCAATAACATCATTTTCATATCTCATTGGAATTAATCCAAATGTTCCAATCAAAAATCCAATAGCCGCAGTTAATGGTGATTGATTCATTAAAACACCTCTTCGTCATCTTCAAAATATTGTCTAGTCTTAGCGATTAAATCAATTAACGCTCCAAAAACTACCAGACGCCCCAAACTATCAGTCATATTAATTTCCTATTCCTAACGCTTGACCGAATTTATAGATCTGGAGAACAATAAAAGTAGTAGTTGACGGCTCTTGATTTTCCATAAGTAATTGCCCCGCTTCGTCCAATCCATATTCAACCCCTTCAACAACTATTGAGCCACCAACCGTTCCAGCTAATGCGCCTGGAATACCGCCAAACGCTAATCCAATTAATCCACCAATTCCAGCACCTACTAGATTTTGAGTTTCTAACCAATCTTTCAATTGAACAGGCGTCATTCCGTCAATTATCTCACGCCAGTTAGGGTCAAGTTTTCCGTCCAGATAAATACCTATAGCTAAAGTAATCAAAGCCATAGCTGAATTATCAGAGATTAATGCAACCAAAGGATTCGACACTTTGTTAAATTGATATGCTCCTGCAGTATCTGACAATAACTGACGTTCGTATGTGCCGAGAGTTATCCTATGCTCAATTACTTCTGTGGTTGGTTTGCGAGGCATCCAGATTCCTCAAGGTTTAATTAAATCTTGACCTAACAGATTAAAATTAGCTACAGCCGAAGAAGTGCTAGTAACAGGATAAACAATTAAATTATAATTTGGTGGAACTATAATTGGAAATATTATTGATTGGTCCATAGAAGTAGGGACAAATATAGTTCCTTTCTTGACATTTGTAAATATTCCGCCCTTAATCGCTTGAGTAATTGGAATAACCCCGTTTGTATCGCCATCTGTAGCAATTGAACCATTAACAAATGAGGGTGGGGCTAGAGCTAAAGCCCAAAACTCGTTTGCATCACCGCCCCAATAAGAACCAGCTCTTATCTCGACAGGATTGTCTCCTGCAGTAAATACAGTAGTGGCAACCCAAAGTCCAGTATTAATTGACGTGGACGTTAATCTTGACCTTATATTTCCATAGCAATAATACATTGTGAATCACTTCTCACACATTCGCATTATTTCTCTC